ATTATCAGGTTCTTTGCCACAATTGCAACTTCGCAAAGTCCATCTACGGCACATGCCCACATCAATCAAAATCTGGGAGTGTTGGACGATGACGTTAGAACACTCACCGCAGAGCGACTTGCTACCGATGGAATTGCCGTTGATGTCATTACGGGCGGCTTTCCTTGCCAAGACATTAGCACAGCAGGAAAGCGGGCCGGGATTGCAGATGGGACGCGTAGCGGATTGTGGTCTGAAATCGTCCGTCTTGCTCGCGACATTCGACCGCAATTCATCATCGTGGAGAACGTCGCAAACCTGCTTGCTGGCCCTAGTGAAAGGCGAGGTGGATGGTTTGGCCGAGTTCTCGGAGACTTGGCCGAGTGCGGGTATGATGCGGAATGGGAAAACATACCGGCTTCGGCCTTGGGCGCTCCCCATCGCAGAGAGCGCGTCTGGCTTGTGGCCTACCCCATGCAAAGTGGATGGCGCATTCTTCAGCAGCCACACAGCAACCTCATTAAATCGCTCGCGGCAGGTTGGGAGGCAAATGCAAGTTCCGCAAATCTGGCAGTGTGGAACCGGAAAGAGGTTTGCCCCCCCCGATTTATCCGCATGGTTGATGGGGTTCGGACCGATGTGGACGCAGATTGGTTTTCCGCCTTTGGAAACGCCGTAGTTCCGCAAATCCCTGAATTGATAGGCCGCGCCATATTGGCTTCGATAGCTGAAAAACAGAGCAACGACATTAACCGTAGTTTTTGAAAGCGCCCCAAGTTGGGGCTGTTTGTCCAATGATATTAACCAGTTAACTAACATAAGGGAACATTTATATGGCTATTCCTGGAAGCGTCTCAGCGACCATCGGTTATTCAGGGGAAACCTGCCTACCGGACACAAGATTCCTACATGAAATAATCCGGAGGGTTAATTGCGCTGGGGTTGACGCAGAAGAACTTACACTCACCCTTTCTGAACAGAACAACAGGTTATTTGGCAACTTACCGCCTGGGTTGCAGGGGGCGAATAACACGCATGCAGAGCCTTACGGCGGGGTTGTCGGCGATATTTCTGCAGCCGTTAGTCATCTGGAGCGCACATTGTCTGAGCTCCGCGATGAGGTTGTCCGTATATCACAAATCGCCTGAATTTACCGGACCTTGGAGCGATCCAAGGCGAGGCTAACTTCAGGAGGCGATAATGCTTGAGAATGCACTTTTACCCTTGGTCGCGGTGGGCTGTACGGGCATCGGATTTTTCACTGGCAGTTTGCTTGCGTCGGCCAAGGTTGCCTTCATCATCCGTGACAAGGACGATGCGCAAGATGCGCATTCGGGGCTGGCCGATAAGCACAACCTTCTGCTTGGCCGGGTCAATGACGTGATCGATCTTATCGATACCATCCCGCACCGGAAGGGCAAGGAAGCAGCGATCCGCGCTATTCTGACGGGGGAACAATGACACCCTTTTTTCCACGCGAATTTATCGCCAGACGGGCGGCTGAGCATGGCCTGAAGCTTGATCAATTGCTGAGCAGCGACAGGCACATGGATATTGTTATGGCCCGACGCGACATTGCCAGCGAACTACGTGGCCGGGGCATGACATATCCCCGCATCGGTGAGCTGCTCAATAAGCATCATTCCAGTATCATTCATATGGTTCGGAGGGCAGTATGAGCTTCGACGTAAACGCCCAGCTTAAACGCAAGCCAGCACTGATCGTACGCAATGGGCGAGGCATCAAGAGTGTCGAGTTCTTGCGGTTCTTTCATCCGGCTCATTGCTACGGCGTCGGTCGTGAATCCGCCAAGCGCAGGGAGATAGGGGAATGAACGCCTATACTGATTTTCTCGCGAGAAAAGCGATTGATGACCCGATAACCGGCATCAATGATGTTCCTGAATTACCATCGTGCTTATTCCCGCACCAGCGTGATATCGTCGCATGGGCGTTAAGGCGTGGGCGTTCTGCGTTATTCGCAGGGACAGGCCTCGGTAAATCCCTTATGGAATTAGCATGGGGCCAAGTTGTCAATCGGCATACTGGCAAGCCGATCCTTCATCTCGCACCTCTGGCGGTATCATCGCAGATGGTCAGGGAGGCGGAAAAGTTTGGCATTCCTGCTCATCTTGGGGATGGCGAAGGCGTATGCGTTACCAATTATCAGAAGCTGGATCATTTTGACCTGTCCAAATTTGGCGGGATCATTCTCGACGAAAGCAGCATCCTTAAATCAACGGATGGCCATTACCGCACAAAGTTGATTGAGGCGAGCCAGTCTATCCCATTCAGGTTGGCCGCAACAGCCACGCCAGCCCCGAATGATTTTATGGAGTTGGGCAATCATGCTGAATTTCTAGGCATTATGTCTTACACAGATATGCTTGCCACGTTCTTTACTCATGACGGTGGCGACACGCAAAAGTGGCGTCTTAAAGGCCACGCAGAGAATGAATTTTGGCGGTGGATGGCGTCGTGGGCGGTGATGCTCCGTAAGCCATCTGATCTTGGATATCCTAATGACGGCTATGATCTACCCCCTCTGCGTTTTCGGCAGCATCAAGTCGGTATCGAATATGCGCCTAACATAGACACTGGCCTACTATTCCCGATGCAAGCTGAGACATTGCAGGAGCGAATTGCCGCACGGAGATCGACAGTTGACCAACGATGCTCGCTCGCCGTTGATGTAACGCCACGCGATACGCCCTATGTATGGTGGTGCAATCTTAATAGTGAAGCGGAATTTTTGGCCAAAGGCATCCCCGGCGCGGTTAATTTGCACGGTGGCATGAAAGATAGTGAGAAAGAACGCATTCTTATTGATTTCAGCGAAGGCAGGATATCGCACCTCATCACCAAACCGTCATTGGCCGGTTTTGGCATGAACTGGCAGCATTGTCATCGGACAGGCTTTGTCGGGCTTAATGACAGCTTTGAGCAATTTTATCAGGCAGTGCGCAGATTCTGGCGCTTCGGGCAAAGTGAAGCGGTTGATGTGGATATCATCGCATCTGAGTTAGAGGGTGCGACCGTTTCCAATATCAAACGCAAAGAAGCTGATGCCGATCGCATGGCGGCAGCGATGGTCATGCACATGGCTGACCTATCCAGCGCAGCTATCCGGGGAAGTGTCCGCGACACGCCTAATTACGACCCTCAACAGCCCGTAAAAATCCCATCTTTCATAAGGAACGCATCATGATTGAAGGCATAAAGTGTGTCGATCAGGTTATCACCGGCGACTATGCAGTTTATCAGGGCGACAGTTGCGAGGTGATCCGCGCGATCCCCGGTGACAGCATTCATTTTGGCATCCACTCACCGCCATTCGAAGGCCTCTATAAGTTCAGCAACTATGATCGCGACATATCAAACAATGACGGTCCCGACTTCTGGGCTCACTATGCCTTTCTGATTCAGGAACTGTTTCGAGTAACCATGCCGGGGCGCATTCATGCGGTTCACGTCATGCAATTGCCAATGTCCAAAATCCGCCACGGGCACATTGGGATGCGAGATTTCCGGGGCGAGGTCATACGCGCATATGAGGACGCTGGCTGGATATTTCATAGCGAGGTGTGTATATGGAAAGACCCGGTTGTCGCGCAGCAGCGCACAAAGTCGATCCGGTTGCTTCACAAGCAGATTGTTAAGGACAGTACGATCAGCGGTCAAGGGCTAGCTGATTACATCGTGTCGTTCCGAAAGCCTGGTGAAAACCCTGAGCCTGTCTCACAATGCTTTGACCGATATAGCGGCACAGATGAGCCTGACCGATCAAAATATACAACGCCGACCGATGGGCGCAACTGGTACTCGATTGAGGTCTGGCAGCGCTACGCCAGCCCCGTCTGGATGGACATAAACCAGACCCGCACCCTCCAATATCGCGGTGGTCGCGATGAGAAGGACGAACAACACATTTCGCCGCTGCAACTCGATGTAATCGAGCGCTGCATCGATCTGTGGAGCAACCCCGGGGATACCGTTCTGACGCCATTTTTAGGTATCGGAAGCGAGGTTTATTCCGCTGTAATGATGGGCCGAAAAGGCATCGGCATTGAACTGAAGCCCTCCTATTTTGCCCAAGCCGTAAAGAATATAGCGGAACTTGAACGTAAGGGAACCGGTCTTTTCGACGGCCTCGCAGCATGAACATCCTATCCCGCTTCCTTACGCGTAGAGCGGCGCTGCGTCATCTCCAAGCTGACCAAGCGCACCGATATGCTGACATGGCGCAGTATCGCGAGCGCCGATCCAACGCATTACCGCCGACCCGCAAGGCGCACATTGATGCCATATTGGGTGGTTATATCCGGCCCCGTAAATCAAAGGATAACACAAATGTCTGAGAATGTTGCAGCCGATCAACTGCGCTTGTTCATCGAGCGTATTGAACACTTGGAGGAAGAAAAGCGGGGACTTGGTGACGATATCAAGGGTGTTTACAGCGAACTGAAATCGACCGGCTATGACGTGAAAACTGTCCGGTCCATTGTTAAACTGCGCCGTTTGGAAAGCCATGCGCGGCAAGAGGCTGAGGCTTTGCTGGAAACGTACAAGGCCGCGCTCGGTCTCGACTGATGGCGATCAAGCGGTCCTATCACTACGACATGCCTAGAATCGCGCCGGGAAATGCCAGCGAGATCGCGATACAGGCATCCTGCATCCGGCGCGTTGAGGCGCAGTTCAAGGCGCGCATGATCGCCGTGCCGAACGGCACATACATCGCCAGCAAGGCGGGTCGTGGCAAAGCAACGCGCGAAGGACGGTCCAAGGGCTTCCCTGACTGCCTAATCATTGGATATGGGCCTAATTCTGGCATGATAGCCTTCGCAGAGTTGAAGGCGCGATCTGCGCTCGATCCATCGCAGGATGCGTGGCTGACAACGATTGCCATCAGCGGATTCGATGCCGGTGTTTTCAGGTCTCAAGACACTCTGGCCGATTTTCTCATAGCGCGGGGATGGAGATGACAACCCGCGAACTTAAATATCCCGACCTGTCCAATATATCGCACAAGCACACGCTTGACGAACTGGCAGAGATATATGGCGTGAGCGGTCGGGTGGTGCGCTGCGCCTGCCAGCGCCGGGACTTGATGTATCTGCCCACCGAATACGAGAAAATGCGCCGCGCTACGCCTGAAAATGAATTAGCCGCTGCGTCCCTGCGCCTCGCCATCGCTACCGTTGAGTACAAGGTCAAATATCATGGCCCGCACTGGATTCCGGTGCTGCGGCAACTGCTGGGGGAAGCGGCATGAATGATCTGCTGACCCGTCTTATTGAGGCTGGAACACCCGCGCGCCTTGTCGCAGAGGTAGCGATGGAGCTTGGCCGCGCGCAGGGTGAGCGTGATGCTCTGGACCGTCGCCGCGCGAATGACCGTGACCGCCAGAATGCGAAACGAGCCAAGGATAAGGTGGAATGTCACGTGACATCACGTGATGTCACATGTGTCACAAACAATGCGGAAAACGCCCCCCTTCCTCCCCCTCCCCTTCTTTCCCCCCATCCCCCCC